CCGGGAGAGGGAGGAGTCGAGCGAGGACTCCAAGAGAAAGAGCGCGGTCGAGAAAGCGAAATGGTCGATCCGAAAGCGCATCGCAGAGTGCCGCGGCGTATTTCCTGGGTCGAGGAACACGCTCTATGCGGAAATTGGAGGGAAAAAGGAGATCTTTGTCCGAGCCATCGGCGAAATGGAGAGAGCTGGCGAAGTCCATGCGTCCGGGTCCGGCAAGGAAACCCTCCTGTCCCTATCGGTCTCCCGCGGGTCAGTTCCTTGACCCTTCGCGCCCACGCACACCGGTTCCGGTTCCCCCCCTTAAGGGGGGGGAACCGGGAACCAGTGGTTCCCAGCGGTGGTTCCCGGTTCCCAACGAGGGAACCGATTACTCCTCAGGGCCTCCCATCCTACCCGCCCATCCCGCGCGAGACGGCCGAAATCCGCCCATCCACCTTCGCCCATCGGACGCCCCAGCGGCTCGCCATCCTCCCCTTGTGGCCGACCCCCGAGGAAGGAACGCTCGAGCGCAGCAGACGGACGCGGGCGTAGACCGCTGCGTCGAGCTCATGGCGTCCGGCCAGTGGGTGAGCCGACAGAGCCTCGTCCAGGTCGGCGCCGAATTCGGGGTCGAGCCCAGCACGGTGGAGAGGTGGGCGACCAACGCCTCTCGCATCATCCGCGCGTCGGTGTCCGGACAGCTTGAAGACGTGCGCGCGCGCATGCTGGTGACGCTCGAAGGTGTCATCGCCGAGGCGCGGGCAGCGAAGAAGCATAAGGAGGCCATCCAGGCCGTCGACACCTACGCGCGGCTCCTCGGCCTCATGGTGCAGAAGCACGAGCTCAAGCACATGAGCGAGGAGGAGGCCGACAAGCTCCTCGCCGAAGCGGCGAAGCTCCATCGGGAGGGCAAGTGAGTGCGCCTCCCGTGCCGCTCGAGCTCCGCCCGATGGGCGACGGAGACCGGAATTTCGTCCTCGCGAGCTGGCTCCGCTCCTACGCGGGCAAGGGCGAGGAGAGCTACGACGCCGCGCGCGCGTTCTACGCGGACTACGCGCCCGTCGTGCTCGCCCTCATGGCCCGAAGCACCGTCGTCGTCGCATGCCTGTCCGAGGAGCCGAGCGCCATCATCGGCTGGTACGCGGTCGAGGGAGAGACGCTGCACTACGTGCTGGTCAAGCCTCGCTGGCGCCGTCTCGGCGTCGCTCGATGGCTGCTGGATGACTTCGCGGGCCTCTCGCTCGCGTACACGCACCGCACCTCTGACGCGAGGCGGTGTCCCATCCCATCGGCGTGGGAATTTCGCCGATGGCGCATCTGGAAGGAGACCGACCATGAAGCTCAAGAGCATCGCGTTCCGCGACCGGGTGAACGTCTCGGACGCGAGGCCGCATGAGACTGTCTCGCGCCTTGCCGCGGGTCCGTCGACGACGCTGGACTACGACGCGGCGCTCGTCACCGTCCGTCACGATGGGTCCGAGCGCGCCGTGCCCCTGAGTAACGTGCTTTGGATGGTCCCCGCGTCGATGGCGATGGCGATGGCGAAGACGAAGGGGACGTGACTCCCTGGGAGCTCGCCCGACTCGAGCAGGCTATCGCGGTCAAGCGCGCGGCGGCCGCTCGTCGTTCGCCGGCGAGCTACATCCGCCAGACGCCGACGTCCAAGCAGCGCGAGTTCCTCTCGCTCACATGCCGTGAGGCGCTCTACGGAGGCGCGGCAGGAGGCGGCAAGAGCTCCGCGCTGCTTATGGGCGCGCTCGCGCACGTGCACGTGCCTGGCTACGCGGCGCTCATCCTCCGCCGCACGTACAAAGACCTCGCGCTCCCGGGCGCCATCATGGACCGCGCGCAAGAGTGGCTCGCGGGCACGGGCGCTCGTTGGAACGGCGACGACAAGCGGTGGACGTTCCCGAGCGGCGCGACGCTGACGTTCGGCTACTGCGAGACGGCACGCGACGTCTTCCGCTACCAGGGCGCGGAGATTCAATACCTCGGCGTCGACGAGCTCACGCAGTGGCCGGAGAAGAGCTACCGCTACCTGCTCTCTCGCCTTCGACGCCTCGCTGGATCCGACGTACCCATCCGCGCGCGCGCCGGTGCGAACCCCGGCGGCATCGGTCACGAGTGGGTCAAGCGGCGATTCATCGACCCGGCGACGGCGGTCGCGTCCTTCGTCCCCGCGCTCCTCGACGACAACCCGCACCTCGACGCCGAGGAATACCGCGCGACGCTCGCGCTCCTCGACACCGCGACGCGCAAGCAGCTGCTCGAAGGTCTTTGGGTCCGCGACGCCGGCGGCCTCGTGTACCAATACGATTCGACGCGCAACGCCGCGAGCGCCGTGCCGCGGCTGGATTTCTACTTGCTCGGCATCGATTACGGCTTCAACGACGAGTGCGCGTTCACCGTGCTCGGCTGGCGCGCGCACGACCCGACGGTCTACGTCGTCGAGTCGTACAAGCTCGAACACGCGACGCCGAGCCGCGCGGCCGAGGAGGTGCACAGGCTGAACGAGCGGTACCGCTTCGTCCAGATGGTCGCGGACACGGGAGGCCTAGGGAAAGGCTACGCCGAGGAGGCGCGCACGCGCTTTCAGCTCCCCATCGAGCAGGCCGAGAAGCAGAACAAGCGCGGGTACATCTCGCTACTCAACGGCGACCTCGAGCGCGGTCGCATCCGTGTCGTCACCGAGAAGTGCGTGGAGCTCGTCGCCGAGTGGGCGGAGCTCCCATGGGACGAGGAGCACAAGGCCGAGTGTGATGGCTTCGCGAATCACTGCGCGGACGCGACGCTCTACGCATGGCGAGCGGCGAACGCGTTCCACGAGCGCGAGCCTGCACCTCCGCCGACGAAGGAAGAGCAGCTCCGCGCCGAGGAGGTGGCACTCGAGGAGGCAGACGAGGCCGAGGCGGCGCGCCGGTCGGCCCCGTGGTGGGCGGCGGCATGATGGGGCACCGCGAAAATCTCACGGCCGACGAGTTCGACGCGTTCACCGGATGGCGTCGCGTGCTTCGGTGGTCGCGTCGTCACCTGCGATGGGTGAAGCGTCGGTACCATCGACGCGTCCGGCGGCGACGACGTCAGGCGTACGTGGCGACGGGCTCGTCCGACGAGGACTCGCCGAGAAACACGCGCAGCCGGTCGTAGTAGCTCGCGATGCGCTCGCGGAGCTCGGGGGTTTGCACGGCGTCCGGCGAAATCTCGTAGATGTACAGCGTCTTGTGGTCCACACCGATGGACCGCGCCGCGTTGCGGAGGCTGATGCCGGCTTTGACTCGGGCTGCTCGGTCTTTCATGGCACTCAACGGTACCACGGGAGGTTGATATCGCCCGTCGAATTCCGGCCCACGCATATCGCCCCTCGATATCCGCCCGTCAGCCAAATGCGTAGATAGCTACGCCAAGAGCGTGGACGTCCCTATGACGGATGCGCGGTGGTGGCTTGCGAGCGAGGAGACTCGGCATCTTGCCGTGCTCACCGTTGTGCGCCGCATTCGCGGGAATCAGGAGGGACGAAAGCTCGCCGACCTTCGCCACGCGAGCTTCTACGCGGGACGTCCCATCACGGGATTCGGAATCACCGATTCAGGCTCCATCGGGTACGCGTGGGGCGAGCGACTCTCGCTGAACGTCATCCGCAACATGGTTGGCGCGGTGACGTCGAAAATCGCCGCGAAGAACAAGCCGAAGCCGACGTTCCTCACGGAAGGCGGCAACTTCGAGCTCCGGACGCAGGCGCAGAATCTCGAGAAATTCGTTGGCGGCGTCTTCTACGAGTCGAAAGTCTACGAGGACCTCCCCGAATGCTTCCGAGATGCGCTCGTGTACGGCACGGGCGTCCTCAAGGTCTACCCGGACGAAGACGAGGAGTGCGTTGCGGTCGAGCGCATCGCGCCGTGGGAGGTCGTCGTCGACGATGGCGAGGGCAAGCGTCCGCGGAATCTCTATCAGCGGAAGTACGTCGACCGTCTCGTGCTCGCGGAGCTCTATCCGGAGCAGCGGGCGGCGATTCTCATGTGTGGCAACGACAACGAAGATAGAGAATACGGTTACGCGACGCTCGCCGACCAAGTGCTCGTGACAGAGGCGTGGCACCTCGGCGAGACGAAGCGCACGAAGGGTCGTCACTCCATCGTCATCGGCAACGCGACGCTGCTAGATGAGGAATGGGAGGGCGGATTCCCGTTCGTGTTCCTCCGTTGGTCTAGCGATATCTCCGGCTTCTTCGGCGTCGGTCTAGCCGAGGAGCTCGAGGGCATCCAGCGCGAAATCAACGAGCTCCTTCGCGAAATCCAAAAGGGGCACGCGCTCATCAAGGGTTTCTGGGCCGTCGTTCAAGGCTCGACGCTCACCGCCCAAATCAACAACGACCTCGGCGCGATTGTAAAATACACGGGCAATCCGCCTCAGTATTACACGCCGCAAATCATCGCTCCGGAGGTGTACGCGCACCTCTGGCAGCTGTACGCGAAGTCGTTCGAAATCGCCGGCATCTCGCAGCTCAACGCGA